TTAGCAACTCCTAGAAGACAACTTAATGGTGGTGGAACACAAGCAGCAGGATTAGTTTTTGGTGGAACAGAAGCAAGTTCAAGTTCATTAACTGCAACAGAAGAATACACAGGTACAACTTCAACAGTTACAGCTTCGACATTGACAACTAGTTAATAATCGTTATATATAAAAAATCGAAAGGAATTAATTATGACAGAGAAAAGAAATATACATGCACTAATAGAAAAAGAAGCACCAAGCTTAAATAATTTATTAGATCCAGAGGACGTAAAAGAGTTTAAGGCTATGACAACAGAGCTTCGTGACACTTGGACTAAGAAACAAGTATTTAGAACAGAGACAGAGATGAGAATGTCTGTGTTACAAGATGCAAAGTATCCAACAAAAGCTTCTAAGTATTGGCAGTGTGTCAGAGAACAAAACGTATTTTTAGAAAACTTAATGAGTTTGTCATTTGATTGCAGAAGATCAGAAGCTAAAGTTAAATGGTTAGAAAAAAAAATAAAAACTGAAACTGATGAATATAAATTAGAAAAATATAAAATAGATTTAGATGAAGCTAGATATGGTTTGGCTAACATGCAGTTAGTTGCTAGAGATAGAATGAGAGAAATTAAATTATGGTCTGCTCTTAAAAAAGAATTTAACGATGGTTCGTTTGATGACAAAGATGTTAACAGACACCAATTAGATTCTTATGCTTTAATTATGAAAAACAAAGCAGAAACATTAACATCAGGTTCATCACAACCAGAAGTGTTTAATGTACTTGGACAATTACAAACTATAGAAAGAGTTAAAAAATCAGGAGAAATGATTTACAACAAGAAAGAACAATTGACTAATGATCTTGGAGCCAAAGAAAAATAATTTTGATTTTGTATTTTTAGGTCAATCGGTATTAAAATATCAAGTGCCTCTTGATGTATATAATACTATAAACCAAATCTATGAAACTAAATATTTTAAATTAAAACCTGCTAATAAACAGTTAATTGGTAAGATTCAAAAAGAACATAGTTTATTTTATAATGGCGAAGATAGTTCTAAAATGATTAAACACAATCATTTACCTAAAAATGTATTAGGATGGTTTGAATCAAAGTTTAAACATTATCTAGAATGGAATAAAACAATAGAATATAATTTACATTTAAATTCTATTTGGGTTAACACAATGTTTGAGCATGAATACAATCCAGTGCACGTGCACCAAGGATCATTGTTTACAGGTCTATCAAGTGTTATGATTTTAAAATTACCTGAGTCTTATGGTGTAGAATATTCTGCAGCTGATTCACCACAAAATGGCAAACTACAAATACTAGGTTCAACTAATGGACATTTTGCAAATGTAGATTATCAACCAGATATTAAAGAAGGAGATTTTTATATATTTCCATATGACATGAGGCATTGTGTGTATCCATTTAATGGACCAGGATTTAGAAGAACATTAGCTGCAAATATGGATGTCAAGTATAACCCAATTAAAAATAGAGGAGTAAGTTAATGTACGAAAATAGACAAATCACAGAACCTAAATGGAAAAGTTGGATAGTTCAAACTACAACACCTTTGTTTACACCCGATCAATGTAGACAAATTATTGCATCAGGTAGAACACAGAAACCACAAGAAGCTAAAATTGGTACGGCTAAACCAGGTGGTGGAACGGATACTAAAAAAAGAGTGACTACAATTTCTTGGATACCATTTCAAGAAATGGAACACATGTATCGTGATTTAAATAATTTTATACAAACAGCCAATGAAAATCATTTTGGTTTTGGTGACATACAAGTAACAGAACAAGCTCAATTTACAGAATACCCTGAAGGAGGTTTTTATGATTGGCATATGGATTGTGAAGTAAACATGGAAAACGAACCACCGGTAAGAAAAATATCAATGACATTACTACTTAACGATCCTTCAGAGTTTGAAGGTGGAGATTTAGAATTAATGGCACCAGGTAAATTTGCAGGATTAAAACAAGGTCATGCAATTATATTTGCTTCATTTTTAAATCATAGAGTTAATCCTGTAAGACGTGGTGTTCGACAATCTTTAGTAGTTTGGTTTGGAGGTAAACCATTTAGATGATAACCGAAGGATTTTTTCCAACTCTTATACATGCTCAAGATGTAGAATTAGACAATAAACTTTTTGAAAAAGAAATTATTGAATGGTCTAAAAAAGATAAAGGAGTTAAAAAAACAAACGTTAAAGGTTGGCATAGTCAAACTAATATGTTTGATATACCTGTATTTAAACCTTTAGTAGATGAGTTATTTAAAATGCAATATGAAATATACAAAGAAGAACAGTTAGACAGACAACCAAAGCTTGGTAATATGTGGGCTAACATAAATTATCCTGGTGGGTATAACAGATCTCACATACACCCTAACAGTTTATATAGTGGTGTGTATTATATAAAGACACCACCCAATTGTGGTAAAATAACTTTTAATGACCCAAGACCAGGAGTTCAACTTAACATGCCTACTAAAAAAGGAGGTAAACCTCCTTCACATTTATGGCGAGAAGTAAACATCGAACCTAAAGTTGGTAGAATAATAATGTTTCCAGCATGGTTGTGGCATTGTGTTGAACCTAATGAATCAAATGATATAAGAATATCAGTAAGTTTTAATTTTGTACAAGATGGCTTTTAATAAATATCAAGTAATTAAAAAAGCAATTAGCTATGAGTTAGCTAATTTTGTGTTTAACTATTTTATGCTTAAACGTGATGCAGTTGCTTGGATGTATGAAAATAATATAATTTATGATAATAATATGTTAGGCACTTGGACGGACACACAGATTCCAAACACATATTCTCATTATGCAGATCAAGTAATGGAAACTTTACTTGTTAAAGTATTACCAGTAATGCAAAAAGAAACCGGTTTAGATCTATGTCCTACTTATTCCTATGCAAGACTATATAAAAAAGGAGATATATTACATAGACATAAAGACAGACCATCTTGTGAAATATCTACGACTATTAATTTAGGTGGTGACCCATGGCCTATATTTATTAACCCTGATCCAAATGCAGGATATACGTATGGTCCAAAAACGGGAATACATAAAGTACAAAAATATGAACCTACTAATGACAAAGGTGTAAAACTCTTGCTTGAAGTAGGAGATATGCTAGTATATAGTGGATGTGAACTTGAACATTGGCGAGAGCCTTTTGACGGGAACATTTGCGGTCAAGTATTTCTACATTATAATCATGTAAATGGCCCATTTGCTGACAAAAACAAGTTTGACGGAAGACCTATGTTGGGTCTACCATCATTTGTAAAATAGTATTATAATGAGGTTATATGTTACAAAAACTAGGATTCCTACCAGGGTTTAATAAACAAGTTACATCTACAGGTGCTGAATCACAATGGACTGATGGAGAAAATGTTCGTTTTAGATATGGTACACCTGAAAAAATAGGTGGTTGGAACCAATTAGGACAAGATAAATTAACAGGTGCTACAAGAGGTTTGCATCATTTTGTTAATAAAGACTCTACAAAATTTTCAGCTATAGGAACTAACAGAATTTTATATGTTTATTCTGGAGGTGTGTATTATGACATACACCCTTTAGTTAATCCATCAGGTACAACTTTATCAAATTGTTTTACAACCACTAACGGATCAAACACAGTTACAATTACATTTCCTTCAGCGCATAGTTTTACAGCTGGAGATATTATATTATTTAGTAATTTTTCAACTGCAACTAATTCTAATTATGTAGCAGCAGATTTTGATGACATAAAATATATGGTAACTAGTGTTCCAACAGACACCACTATTACTATTACAATGGACAATAATGAAACAGGATCAGGTGCTACTACATCTGGAAGTGTTAAATTTTTTCAATACTATCATGTAGGACCACCAGAACAACTTGGTGCGTTTGGTTGGGGTATTGCATTGTGGGGTGGTAATATATTAGGAGCATTAACTAATACTTTAAACGGAGCTATTAGTGCTACGTCAGGCGGAAACAATGGTTCTGCTACAGAAATTACATTAACAAATTCAACAGGTTTTCCAACTACAGGTACAAACCACATACTAATAGGAACAGAAGAAATATCATACACAGGTGTTTCAGGAAATAAACTTACAGGTATAGGAAGAGGAGCAAGAGGAACTACACCTACTACTCATTCTAATGGTGCAACAGTAACTAATTCATCTAGTTTTACTGGATGGGGTTCAGCTGCAGCTAACACCGACCAAGTAATTGATCCTGGTCTATGGGCATTAGATAATTTAGGAAGCACATTAATAGCATTAATACATAACGGTGAATGTTTTGAGTGGGATGGTGATGCAACAAATGCAACAGCAACACGTGCAACTATTATAACTGGTGCACCAACAGCATCACGTGATATGTTGGTGTCAACACCTGACCGTCACTTAGTATTTTTTGGAACAGAAACAACCATAGGTGATAAAACAACACAAGATGATATGTTTATAAGATTTTCTTCTCAAGAAAATATTAATGACTACGCACCTACAGCAGAAAATAGTGCTGGTACACAAAGACTGGCTGCTGGATCACGGATC